AGGAAAATGTTGTAGGAGCTGTCCGACCTTATGGTAATGTTCAAAATCGTGTTTCTGCTGGTGTTGCTTATAACCCCGCCGATAGAATGCCTACTACTATTAAAGAAACAACTGAAAGTCTGCTTGACTTTAACCATTTGAATATTACACCGCTAACAGATGGAACCGGTTATTTAGTTGCTGATCAACAAGAAGTATATACACAGCGTGAGACAACTGAGCCGGAATACTTTGGCTCTGGTGGTGGTGCAACCAACGAGGGGTATCGTTCTACAATGGCTGCAAGAAACCAGCACAATAATATAAATAAAGTAAGTAAAGAATATACCCCTTCCGGAAATATGGCGATATTTAACCATACTGAAAATATAAATATTAAAAGACCTGATAAAAACAATGACCAATGCCCTTGGAATGCTGGTGCAAGTGCCGGTTCAGGCTTAGGAGGAATGCCTCCATCAGCAAACCAGTTTGGTAAATTAAGTAAAATGCCGCAGCACTACCAGGAGTCTATTTATTGCGAAAGAATTCAACCCGATATTTTATATGCATTTAAACGTAATCCTTACACACAGAGCTTACATAGTTATGCCGGACCCTAAGTATATAAGTTATGATTTTTTAGAGGAATAGTTAATTATATTTTAGTATAGCATAATATAATTAACATAATATATTCGACATAATATATTTAACATAAAATAAATATTAAAAATAAAAATAAATATTTAATATATTATATACAAAGATGTTGAAAACTGTTAGCTTGCTTGCTATTTTACCTGCACTTACATTTGCTTTTTTTATACCATTTCCCATGTCTGTTCACGATTCTTCAAAAATGCAAGAGGGTGGAGTGTCGCACTACCCCCATGTAGATAACCTCGAAAAAGCTACAAAATTTCAAACAACACATAATTCAAAAATCTGCTCTTTTGTAGATTACGTAGATACGGTACTATGTAACAGTACGGAATCTGATTCCTTGTCATTTAACCGAAATCAAAATGATAAAAAAGAATCTAAGAATAATTTTCAAAATATTAAGAACAAAAATAGTTCTCTTGAATTTAATTTAGAACTAGATCCCAAAGATTTGTGTCCTTTATTGGAATTAGTAGACAAGACATTTTGCAAATCCGGTAAAGATGTAATGCTAGTAATGGTAGAAAAAGAAAATGTAGACCCAAAAGACTTTTGCCCGCTTCTTGAGCTTATTGAGACAAAATTGTGTTCTTAGGATATTTTTAATAATTTTTATATATTATATTATATAATACAAATAATATATAATATATAATAAATGAAAAGTTTGAAATCATCATCTATGTTTACAGCAAATAATTCAGTTGTATTAATAATTTTTGTTTTTATTTTTATCGCAGTTGGTATGTTTTTTTTTATACAAAAAACAACTGAAAAGGAAAACCAAAATAAAATCGATAAACAGAATAAATTAATAGAGGAAAAAAATAATTTAAATATGCCACAAGTAAAAAATTCAGCATCAACAAGTGGTGTTGCTAACATAAATAATAGTGAGAATCAAGATAAAAATGATTCATATAATACAGACCATAACACTGTAACTGAAACTTTCCGTGATGAAATAGGTTTATTTATTAAAAAAGATGAAACACGCCCAGAAGTATATTCACATAATCCAGTATATATACCACAGTTTAATACAGGTAAAGAAACAAGGTGCGTTACAAGACAAGTAAATCGCCCCGAGGAAACAAATAATGTTCAAAGTTGTTTAAACTCTGATTTAGTAAAAGTATCATCTGATGCATCTTATTAAAAATTCAAAGTATAAAATGTAATTAAACTAATTAAAATAATTAAATAATTAAACTAATTAACCTAATTAAAAATAATTAAACTAATTAAAAATAATTAAAACAACATATAACATTTGATATAAAAACAATATCAAAAGTCATATAAAAATAATTTTTAAAGATATATACAAGGTATTATATCCGAATCAGAACAACACTACTTCTATGTCTACAACAAATAAAATAGCATTTATCACTGGTATAACCGGACAAGATGGGTCATATTTAGCAGAATTATTATTATCAAAAAAATACATGGTTCATGGATTAATTCGTCGTTCATCTACCATAAACACATCGAGAATCGACCATATTTTTAATAACAAAGATTTGAAGCTTCACTATGGTGATATTACTGATAGTTCATGTTTAGAAAAGATATTAAATTTAATTAAAAATACATATCCCGATATGTCACGTTTAGAAATATATAACTTGGCTGCTCAGTCTCATGTAAAAATATCATTTGAAATGCCCGAATATACCGCAGATACAGATGCTTTTGGAACCCTCAAATTACTAGAAGCAATAAGAAATAACAACCTAGAAAATATTACAAGATTTTATCAGGCATCAACGAGTGAGTTATTTGGAAAAGTACAACAAACGCCTCAAGATGAGAATACGCCATTTTATCCGCGCTCACCATATGCTGTGGCAAAGTTGTATGCTTATTGGATAGTTAAAAACTATCGCGAAGCATATGGTATGTTTACGTGTAATGGAATCTTGTTTAATCATGGCGGAGTAAGAAGGGGGCATAATTTTGTAGAAAGAAAAATAACACTAGGATTGGGTAAAATATTACGCGGCGAAACCGACCGTCTTATTATGGGAAATATAGATGCGATGCGTGATATAGGGAATGCGGAAGACTATGTAGAGGGGATGTGGCGAATGCTGCAACATGATGTACCAGATGACTATGTATTATCGACGAATGAAACACACACAGTGCGAGAGATGATAGAGAAAGCATTTGGATTACGTGGTTTTAAAATAAAATGGGAGGGCAGTGGTGTAAATGAGATTGGGTATAATGAAGCAACAGGGCAAGCGATGATTTTTATTAATGAAAAATATTATAGACCGGCGGAGGTTGATATACTATTGGGAGACTCTACAAAAGCGAGAACTGTATTGGGGTGGAATCCGAAAACATCATTTGATGAGTTAATAAAACTTATGGTGGATAATGATACAAAATATCTTATGTACGTATTATAATGTACGCATTGTAATGTATAACCTATATCAAATAATCTATAACCATGAATAAATATATAAATAATATTAAATAAATGAATATATATTTAATATTAACTAAAATGAAAAAAATAAATGATGTAAGTGTTGTAAGTGATGTAAGTGACATAAGTCACATAAGTCACTTAAGTCACATAAGTGATAAAAATAATGAAATTAAAACTCACGATACTTGTGATAAAAATATTGCAAAATTAGATATACACAACGATATTAAAAAGAAATTAAAATATTTTATTGAAATAAAGAAAATACCAAATATAATTTTTCATGGTGTTTCGGGGTGTGGTAAAAATACGCTTGTAAATAATTTTATACACGATATTTATCATAATGATAAAGAAATGATAAAAAATTATGTAATGGAAGTAAACTGTGCACACGGCAAAGGTATAAAATTTATTAGGGAAGAGTTAAAATTTTTTGCAAAAACAAATATAAATTTAAAAGATGGTGAGATATTTAAAACAATTATTCTATTAAATGCTGACAAGTTAACAATAGATGCACAGTCAGCATTACGTAGGTGCATTGAGTTATTTAGCCACTCTACTAGATTTTTTATAATTGTTGAAGATAAGTATAAGCTACTTAAACCTATTTTATCTAGATTTTGTGAAATATATGTACCCGAACCTATTATAAATGGTAAAGTAATAAATTTACACAATTATGCATTAGAAGAAATTTACAATTTAGGAAAAATAGTAAAAAAGAAAACCGATAATCTAAAAAAAGATTTAAAACTGGATAAAAAATATACACTAAATGAACTTGTTAATCTTTGTGTAAAATTATATGAAAATGGGTATAGTTGTTTAGATATTATTAGTTATATTAATACTAGTTCGCTACATGAAAGTAAAATATATGAATTCATGGTTATATTTAATAAGATAAAGAAGGATTTTAGAAATGAAAAATTACTAATGTTATTTATATTAAATTTCTTTCTTTTTCGTAGTGATTCCACTTTAGAAAATATTTCATTTATGTAAATGGACGACTTTTCTTTGAATAGTTTACAAGAATCTCGCAACGAGTGGTGTTCGCGATTAATTACTGTTTTAACACCTTGTGTAATAGATGGCGTTAAGTCAATATTCGAAGAATCGTGGAAACTGTGTGTGGAAAATGACGAGAAAACGAAATATTTAATGACGTTTCAAAACTTCCTTTCAAGGGTCCCAAAGTGGAATCCTAATATTATTTCACAAGAATGTTCTCGTATTAAAGAAAAAAGTAATTGTACATATATTTCTGACCTTATAACATGTGTTCATATCATTCAGTTAAAAATGTTATCATGTATGCGAGTTGGAACAAAACAAAAAAAGATTGATGTGAATATTCCATCTTTAGAGGATTTTGTTCATCATGTATACATTAATGCTGCCCGTAAAATATATACAAATGTATATTTATTTGAGATGGGTATATCATCTTTAAAGTCTCAAAAAAATTCAAGAGAGTTAGAGATTATTATTAAAGAGTGTATTTTACAAACAATTCGTGAAACAATACCTGTAGAAGAACTATTGAAGTTATACATGAATGAAACAGTAGAAAATGCAGTCGAGGTTCATGAAAGGGAAGAAATTATTTCCCAAGAGCCTATTGTTGATAAAACTGTTGCTGGTAGTATTTCCGGACCTGCTCCTATGTCGGCTAAACAACTTGCTGAAGAAGCCGAAACACTTTCGAAAATTAAAGCAGCTTCTAATGCTGTTACATCTTCAGAGCCATCGGTTGATATAGGTTCTAGTTCATCGAGTGGGTTAGGTTCATCAGGTGTAAGTTTTAATATGGATAATAACCAGGTCATACCTATTGAAAATATAAGTAGTGAAAATCGCAATGATTCATCTAAAGATTTTGACGATGACTTTGACGATGATGACGAAGAAGATGGCGAAGATGATGATAATGTTAAACTAAGTATAGGAGATAATGTTGAGTTAAGTGTTGATCCATTCCCGAATGACGATGATGACAATGATAGTAACATTGATTTAAAAATAGAAGAAATTCCTCTTATTGATGACTATTAAATTTTACACCCATGAAGATTTACACCCTTGAAGATTTAAAATGGGACAACTTTAAGTAAGTTTTTCTGTTTTTATTATAGTAATGACGCATAAAAGTGAGGACTATAAAATTTCAGCAGTAAAATATTTGATTGTAAGAAATCTACATTACAAAGATGGATACAAAGATATAAAACTTCTAAAAATATTACGAGAATAAACAGAAAACCAATATCATATAAAATTACAAAACTACAAGTAAATGCTGCATTAGATTTATTGAAACAAAACGAACAACTTACCATGAATGAATTATTGATTGATATGAAAAATAAATATCCTACATTTGACATTACACCTCAACATTTAGGACAGATTGTTAGAGACAATAATAAAACAAGAAAAAGAACAAGGCACGAGCATTTTCCAAAAGAAAGATACAAGAAACCAATAGATAAACAGACCGAATTAGATAAATTTTATAGTAAAGTAAAACAATTTCCTATCAATAAAATTATTTGTTTGGATGAAACAAGTGTGGGTTCTGCGTTAAAACCAACTTATAGTAGATGTAATTTAGGTAGGCGTTGTGTAATAAAAACTACAAATCAGTTTGTATTTCGTAAATTTACTTTATTGGTAGCAATAAGTAATTCAAAATGGGTAGGTAAAGAAATGTATGAAAAAGGTGGTATGACGAAAGAACGATTGTTGGAGTTTTTAGAAAAGCATATTTTTCCAAACCACAAAAACCATCTTATTATATTGGATAATGCTGGAAGTCATAATAACGAACTAATCAAAAATGCGATTATCAAAAGTGGTAATGATTATTTATTTTGCATCCCTTATACGCCGAAAACAGATGCGATTGAAGAGTATTTTAACCAAGTCAAAACATACATGAAAAAGAAAAGGAATGTGGAAAATTACCAACAATTAGAAAATAATGTAAATAAAGCAATTGAAAAAGTAAAACCTGAAAATTATAAGAATTATTTTGAACATGCTTACAATTTGAAAGAAGGAATAAAATTACACAGAAAACAATCAACACGAAGGCGTAAATTAAAAAATTATAAATAATATACTTAAAAATTAGATGGTTTAAGTATATAGTCAATCATCATGCGATTAAAAAGTGAATTATATAAAAAAGAACAAGATGACATAATAAATAAAATAATTACCATTTTAGATTTGGAAAATAAGAATGCTTATACTCTATATGAATTAGATAATAACAAGGAGATACAAAAACAAATTATGGTATTAATTCCTGAAATACGGAAATGGTTTTCATTTA